AACTGCATTAACTCTTGACTTGGGCACAGGTGTTGACCCAGACGTGTTTGTTGACGGTTTTGTTGCTACATCTGCAGCGGCAGGAACATTTGCACAGAATGCGGCTGCTTTCCAGCCTGTAATGTGCGTTGCTGACGACAACATTGACTTGATTGTCAAAACTGTGACAGGCACACTGTCAACAGGTAAGTACCGTGTATGGGCAATCCTAATGGATTGTAACGACATGGGCGAGTTGACTGCTAATGAAGTTGACCGTGACACACTTGCATAAGTGATACTGTGAGGGGGCAGGGCAACTTGCCCCTTCATTCTCTATTTAGGAATTACAGATGGCATACGACTATATCGGTCTGACAAACGAAGTGCTTTCTCGCATGAACGAAGTTGAGTTGACTACAGCTAACTTTGTATCAGGCGCACGTGGTTTTCAGACGCAGTGTAAGAACGCTGTAAATGATGCTATCAATTATATTAACTCTCGTGAGTATGGCTGGCCTTTTTCACATGCCACCAGCACTGTAACTCTTGTAGCTAATACTACACGTTACTCTATTCCATCTACTGCAACTCACGTAGACTATGAAACATTTAGAATATCCAAAGATAATAATCTTGGTGTAGCAGGTACGACTTTACGAGTGCTAGACTACAAAGAATATGTAGATAGATTTATTGACCAAGAAAGTACAACAGGTGTAGGCGGTGTGCCTATTTTTGTGTTTAGAACACCTGATAATAATTATGGTCTGTATCCTTACCCTGATGCAGCATATGAACTAAAGTTTGAATACTTTGATAAGCCTACCGCTTTAGCCCAACCAACAGATGTACCAACTATACCAGAACAATATAGACAGGTTATTGTAGATGGTGCAACTGCATATGGGTATCAGTATCGTGGTGAAGCACAGCAATATGGCATTAACTTTGCTAGGTTTGAGGAAGGTATTAAGCACATGCAGTCCATCCTTCTAAACCGAACTGATTATGTACGGTCAACTTATATTCCGCACTCACAAAGGTACGGCATTAACACAGCAATGTTTTAGGTGATACATGGCAGACGAATCAGGACTAAGCCCATTTGTCTTTGCCTGTTCTGGGGGATTGGTACTAGACCTATCTACCTTTGATATGCAACCGGGTATGGCACTTGAGTTGCAAAACTTTGAGCCAGATATTAAAGGTGGATATAGACGCATTTCTGGCTACGCAAAGTGGAACAGTAATATTGTACCGCAAGATGCTAGTGCTAGTGAAAAGGTACTAATGTCTGCTTACTTTAACGGTAAGGTTATTGCAGCCCGTGGCGGTAAAATACACGAAGCTGGCAAAACAGGTAGTTGGACACAAATTGATACAGGTAGAACCAGTGCTGGTAAATATACACACTTCCGTTACAATTTGGCTGGCACAGATTTTATCGTGTGGGCCGATGGTGCAAATAATGCGACCAAGTATGATGGCACTACTGTTACTGACCTCAACGCAACAGGCGCACCTGCTGACCCAAAGTTTGTAGTAGGATTTAAAGACGCACTATTTTTTGCTGGTATGTCTGCTACACCACAGGCAATAACTTTTACAGCACCATTTACAGATAGCGATTTTAGTACAGCTAATGGTGCAGGTACAATAAATGTAGACAGTAATATTACTGGACTGTTTCCGTTTCGTGACCAACTGTTTATATTCTGTGAAGAACGTATATTTAAATTAGTTGGTAATACTATAGCAGATTTCCAAGTGTTACCTGTTACACGTGAAATAGGTTGTGTTAACGGACACACTATTCAGGAAGTTGGTGGTGACATTATCTTCCTTGGTCCAGATGGACTACGTACTGTTGCTGGTACAGAGAAGATTGGTGACGTTGAACTTGGTACAATTAGCCGACAGGTACAGCCAAGGTTTGAAGGACTAACTGACGTTGATGAATTTGACAGCGTAGTTCTACCTGATAAAACACAGTATCGTATATTCTTTTCTAATGCAAATACAACACGTGCTAATACAACAGGTGTTATAGCAGTTAGAAAACAAACATATGAGTTTGCTGACCTTCGTGGTATAAGACCTAGTAGTACAGACTTTATTGTTGCCGCAGGTGAGTCTATTGTTTTACATGGCGAGTACGATGGCTATGTATATCTTCAAGAAAGCGGTAATGACTTTGATGGCAATACCATTACAGGTAAGTACAGGTCTCCTGACTTATCACTAGGTGATGCAGGTATTCGTAAGAACTTTCAGCGTATAATTATTAACTATGCACCTGAAGCTGCTGTTAATGCAGACCTGTTTGTAAGATATGACTATGAGTCACCACAAGTACCACGTCCTGCTGCGTATCCGTTTGACACTGCCACTGTTGTGGCTGTATATGGTACATCGGTATATGGAACGGCAACATACGGTGGACAGTCAAACCCACTGGTCAGGCAACCGATTGAAGGTTCGGGATTTGCTGTGGCGTTAAGGGTTAATGATAGGGGTGTATCAGCCCCATATTCGCTGAAGGGTTTTCAGCTAGAATTTGATGTAGGAGCAAGACGCTAATGGCAGGTTATACCAGACAGTCCTCATTTACTGATGGCGACATTATTAATGCTGCCGACAGTAATGACGAGTTCAACCAGCTAGTCAATGTATTTAGTAATACCACAGGTCACAAGCACGATGGCACTGCGGCTGAAGGTCCAGTTATTGGTTTAATTGGAGACCCCGGTGTTACTACGCCTATTAACAAAGTTGTAGTTGATGATACCAATAATCGCATCGGTGTATTTGTTGATGTATCAGGTTCTACCACTGAGCAAGTTAGATTTCAGGATGGTGCTATTGTACCTGTAACTGATGATGATATTGACCTTGGTACAAGCAGCCTTGAGTTTAAAGATTTACATTTAGATGGCACAGCCAACATTGATAGTCTGGTAGCTGATACTGCTGACATAAATGGTGGTACTGCAGACAATGTTGTAATTGGTGGTAGCACTGCTGCTGCTATTACTGGTACAACAATTACTGCTAACACTAGCCTTGCTCTTGCAAGTGGTGCTACTGTAACTGCTATTCTTGATGAAGACTCTATGTCTTCTGATAGTGCTACAGCTATTGCTACGCAGCAATCTATTAAAGCATATGTAGATGCACAGCTAACTGCACAGGACTTAGACTTTCAAGGCGATAGCGGTGGCGCACTAAGCATTGATTTAGACTCTGAAAGTCTAACTATTGCAGGTGGAACAGGTATTGATACAACTGGCTCAGGTAACACCTTAACCATTGATATAGACTCTACTGTTGCAACCCTAACAGGCTCACAAACACTTACCAACAAAACACTTACTACACCTATTATTGCAGAGATTGATAACGCCTCAGACATCACACTAGATGCTGGCGGTGATATTATTCTTGATGCAGACGGTGCAAATATTATATTTAAAGATGCTGGTACATCAATACTTGATATTGCTAATAATGCATCCGATGTAGAACTTACTGTTAGTGTAGCAGATAAAAACTTTGCCATCAAAGGTACAGATGGTGCTACAGCTATTACTGCACTTGACATTGATATGGCAGATGCAGGTAAGGCTACCTTTAATGGAAATGTTGTAGTTACGGGAGACCTTACTGTAACTGGTGATGATATTACTATGGGTACAAATACCTCTGGTCATATCATGGTAGCTGATGGCACAAACTTTAATCCTGTTGCTGTATCTGGTGACGTGACAATTAGCAGTGCTGGTGCAGTAACTATTGCTAATGATGCTGTTGAAACAGCTATGGTTAATGCTAATGTAATTAGTGGTCAAACTGCTATTACTTCAGGACTAGACACAACCAATGATACAATTCTAATTCATGATGCTAGTGCTAGTGCGCTTAAAAAATTATCACTTGCTAATCTGTCATCTGGTCTTGGCGGTATTACAGATGTAGTTGCGGATACAACCCCACAGCTTGGCGGTGATTTAGATGTTAATGGTAATGATATTGTATCTACATCTAATGGTAACATTGACATCTTACCAAACGGAACTGGTGTAGTAAACCTTGATGGTAATGGTTCATCAGGCGGTGTGTCTATATCTGATGGTTTGATTGATATACGTACAGGCACAGGAAGTGTAGCAAAAGTAAATTTTTATTGTGAGTCTAGTAACGCACATGCACAGACACTGCAAGCGCAACCTCACTCTGCTGGTGTAACAAACACCTTGACTCTACCTGCTGGTGGTAATCAGGAGATTGTAGGTACAACAGCCACACAAACTCTAACTAACAAAACACTGACTACACCTACCATTGACTTATCAGGTGTTACATCTTCAGGTGATTTGCCTGTAGCTGCAGGTGGTACAGGAGCAAGCACTGCTTCTGCAGCACGTACCAATCTTGGTCTAGCCATTGGCAGTGACGTACAAGCATATGATGCACAGCTTGCAGATGTAGCAGGACTAGCTGTTACTGATGGTGTATTTATTGTAGGTGATGGTTCTAACTTTGTTTTAGAAACAGGTGCTACTGCACGTACATCACTTGGTCTGGGTACAGCCGCTACACAGACTGTAGGCACAAGTGCAAACAATGTAGTACAACTTGATGGTTCAGCTAGACTGCCAGCAGTTGATGGCTCACAGCTTACTAATCTTCCATCAACAGGTGCTACAGCAGGTTTTGCAGTGGCTATGGCAATTGCACTTTAGTGCTTGACAAATAAACATAAATATGGTATAATTAAGTAACTCGTATTCAGGAGAAATCATGGCACAGGATTTTGAAAGAAACATCGCAAGGAATGTAGGCACGTCAGCTTCTACGCTACGTACTGCAAATTCCGATGATGCTCTTGTTGGTATCAATGTTGCTAATACAACCACCAGCCAAATCAATGTAGATGTCTTTATTAATGATGGAGCAAACGACTATTACATCGTGAAGACAGCACCGATTCCTGCGGGTTCGGCACTACAGTTACTTGATGGCGGTGCAAAGATTGTAATGCAATCCAGTGACGTACTGAAGGTACAGTCCGATACCGCAAGCAGCGCAGATGTTTGGGTCTCTGTTGTTGACTCAATTAGCACATAAGGAATAGTCCATGCCTCTTATTGGTAATCCTATCACTGCAAGTTTTCAGGCTAGACCTGCCACCCAAGAGTTTAATGGTGACGGGTCTACAACCACGTTTACCCTGAACCAGACGGTAACTCAGGAAGATATCATCGTATC